ATCCGGTTTACGACCTCTAACATGATATCCATTTCCAATGCTGTCATGGTACGTTCTAATGGCTTCGGCAACTTTTCAAGTTCTTCCGGCGTCAATCAGATCACTCCTCTACGTTTGCTGGTTCAGGAAGGTTCTTCTGGGCCTCTTCCATTGTCTCCCCATACCACTTGCTTCTGTACTCTGCCAAGCTCATTACACCCATGGCAACATCCGCACGATCCGTCTGACGGTCTGCCTCTGCATCCACTACAATGCTGTCATCCCAGTCAAAGGAAACCTGATAGTCATTGCCCGGTGGTACCAGACCGTACAAGGAAGCCCAAAAATTCATGGCATATACCAAATCTTCCAGAGCAGTCTGTAAAGCAAGCTGTGTATCTGACACAAAGGTATAGGAGCGCTGCTTGCTGGTCTTGATCTCCGTTGCTGTCTTATCCACATTCTGAGGATCCGAAAGCGTTCCATAAGCCAGACAGCAGGCAAACTCTATCAACTTCAACTGATTATTAAATCCATTGAATAATGCTGTATCCCGGATCTCCGGAGAAAATGTGTCTATAAAAGGCTTGTCTGATGCACCGGTGTTATACTCCACGTTGCGGTATAACCTGTCCTGGCCGCCTGGGTACTCAAACTTATCCAGGTCACGGTTATACTTAAGCATTGAAGTTGCCACATGCACTGCCAACTGCGTGCCCTCATACTCCCAGCAGATATTGGAATAACGCCTGTCTCCCTCTTTGATCAGCTCCACCGCTCTGGAATATACGGATACTCCCAATGGGCTTCCCGTATCATCCGCATTTGCAAGTGGTACCTTAAAATACCCAAACAGAAGCCGATCGGCACCCTCCAGCACTGCTTCCGGCATTAATTCTGACCACCTATCCACTGCATTTACGCTGATCTCGCTTCCAAGGCTGTAGTCATTGGTTGCAACAAAGGCCCTGTTTGTGATCCGGATCTGTTCTCCCTGCAGCGTATGGACTTCCAATCTGGTATAGATCTTCTGTCCTTTCCGGAACTGCTCCGTAAACACACACTGTTGGATCTGGCCGGAGTCGTCAAAAGCAAGAGGGAAGAAACAGTCTGCCTGTACATACTGA